CAATGAGTGGATGGCACCGGTGGTCGCCCCAACAAACAGTAACATCCAAATCTCGGCTGCCTTCCGGCTGCGCGCGGTGAAGTTGTTATACAAACAATTGGGAGACATGGTGTGCGCCCGGGAGGTAGAGCGGCACATTTTTGTGGGAACCTTAGCTCACGGGTTTGGGTACGCGCCCAAGGTCACTCAAATTGTTGGAAGCCTCCAACTAAATCCATCCATCGCCCAAACCTATAGTCCCGAGGTGCTCGTCCTTTTGGACGACAAAACGCTCAGCAAGGGGACGGAGGTGGAGGAGTGGTGGCTGGAGCACGACCGTCGACTGGAGCACCAGCGCCAAGTGCTCTCCGAGCGTCAAGAGTATGAAAGGGAGGAGCAGCAGCAGGAGGGGAGTGGTGGTAAGAAAAATGGCATGGTCTGCTGGAAGTGTCATTCTAAGACTATTAACATCGACTTAAAGCAAACGAGGAGCGCCGACGAGCCCATGTCTGCCTTTTGCGAGTGCGGAGATTGTGGCGCGAGATGGAAAATGTAGTGTCTTGGTGGTCTTGGTGGTAGCGGCATGCACATGACTAATATAATAAATCCAACTTCTCATTAAAGTAACTTCCATGAGTCAACCATTTTTTTTAACCCAAGAGGGTCTACACAAATTACCTCTCTGGCGTGTGGCTCAAGTTGCCCAGGCCTTGGGTCTAACTGGATCACGACAAGCAGACGCGATCCGAACATTTCGCAAACATGAGCACCCCGAGCGGGAGTGGCGCGCGTGGACAGGGTTTGACGGTGACACGGTTCCAGTATGGTCAGTAGATGACATGGCCCAAACCGCAGCACTAGCACTAGAACTGGGACATCCAAGGTGTTGGGCAAAAGTGGAGCGTCTAGTCCAACAGGTCGCAGCACAGTACCTCACTCAGGCTAAAATCACACCAACTGACCTTCGTCGTGCAGTTAACAGCACATGCGCCACCCCCAACCTGGGCTTAGGCCTGGACATGGCGTGGGCTATGTGCTCCACCATGGCAACAGAACCAGAAGATGTAGCAACGTTAGCACTAGTAGTTTTAAGTGCAGCAGCCAGTGAGACGTTGGCGGTGCAACTGTACCAATTCTATGAGAAAAACTTAGGGGACGCTGAAGACATAACAACCGACACAACCGACACAACGGGAAACACGGAACCTGTACCTGTCCAGGCTCACACCCAGGAGGTGGAAACGCTGCAGCTTGTACAGAAACAAAGTGACAACGTGGGCTTGCACATTCCAGCACATACCCAGCTACCAGAGACGTACATGGTGCTGGTTAAAGATGGGTTGCTACAACTGAACCGTACACGGGGCACACAAATGCTGCTGTTCTCCGATCTGGAAGATACTCAGGATGAGGACCTTAGGGACATACGGTGGATTGAAGCGCTGGACGACTGCACGTGGCTTCTCTTCTCAGAGAGTGGCTTGGTTGTGGAAGTGTATGTCGCAAATAATGAGGTGGGTGCGGAGGAGGAGGATGGTGGGTTGTGGGGCACCGTGGAGAGAGTGACACAGATCCCCCCTCTACAGACGGTGTGGATGTGTGGACGGGTGATCGTGGCCAACCATGGTGAGCTGGTGTTGGAGTACCTCAACGATGCAGTGGTGGAAACAGACGCACGACCAGCACGACCATCTGCAACCACTGTGGTGGTCAGTGAGTTGTGCAAGACGGTGGCGGGGGTACTCCAAGGACGACCACCTGCCGTGGTGTGGGGATATCCTGAGGCGTACGACCTTTTGACGGAGAGCTGTGAGTGGTGGAGGGTTATAGATGGTGTTCACACTGGCGTTTCTCTTGGAATACGCACGAATATAGTGGCGTGGGCGGCGTGGTCCCGGTAGCAACAAAAGGATTGTGATGGAGCTTTTGCAATGTAAACACATGTTAAATGATTTTAATTTTTTTGCGATTGCGATTTCGCTTTTGTTGGCGCATCCTGGCATTGTGACGATTTTGGTTATGTTGCCTTCTAAGGTACCCACCACTACCACCCACCTTGCTGTTCCGGGGTAGTCGAACATCAATGTCTACATCCAGACTACTACCACCACCACCACCACCACCACCACCAGATGATGAGCACGGTGATGTCGGTGTGTCTGGACTAGAGACACTAGTAGTGTCTGCATGTCCAGACACAATGGTATAGACGTCTTCGTATGCGTCACATCGTTCTACCGCTTTAAGATACACACAGACACCACGGTCGGTGCAATGCACCCTGTTATTGAAAGTAACTTTTACAGTGGGTGAAATAGGAATGTAGACTGTTTTAGATAGCTGTTTTCCCGTTTCAAGAGTACTATCAACTTCAATGTACCAGATTGTATAGTACTGGCATTCAAGCGGAAGTGTGTCAACACAGGCACGGTACCATTCTACAGAACCACCACTATGAACTTTCATGTTTCCGGATCTCATTATGTCTTGCTGTTTTCATATTTTTTTTAACTCAATTTTGAGAACGCGGGCAATTACTCTTTATTACAAAAGACCAACGTGTCTATACACGGTGGACTCTATTGAGTCGTGTGGTTTAAGTAAAACAGTGTGTTGAATGGTGACCAGGAAAGTTAAACATAAAATATCATATACAATCTTTTTTTTAATAAGAAGCTACAACATCTACAACGTTGCCTCCATTACTACATGCTTCTATTCTCACCAATATCCGACATTGTGTTAGACAGCGCAACCAACTGACCATTCACGTGCTGTGACGTCTGCACCATCATTTGCTGTATAAGCTGCTGGAACGCAACACCCGACATTGGCTGTGAAATGGACTGGGTAGAGCCACTACGGGAGATACAAACACCAACATCAACTCCAACATCAACTCCAACATCAGGGGATCCGAATCCCAAGTCATCTAGCGGTTTAAAAAATTCAGAAATGGTCTTCTTACAAAAAGGACACGAGTCCACACACTGCACCATCCACGCGTCTATACAGGTTGCATGAAACACGTGTTGAGGGTGACATGGCAGAAGTTTGATCTCGCTATCGGTTGTATACGAGTCCAGGCATATCCCGCATGCTTCTGGTAAGTCTGTTAACTGACCATGCACATGGCCGTATGTGTGAATGGTAATAGCCTCTGCCTGGCGGATCGTCAGTTTATGCTTTTTGCTTATGGGATCCTCCTCTAGTGATCTTCGTGTCGCTTCTGCTAAGTCTATTTCCTCCTGGTTAATAGCTGATTCTGAGCGGTGGTCGTTATCGTAACCAAAGTCATGATAACAATCATCACAAATTAAGCTGCAAAAAATGTCTTGACTTTGATTTCGACCTTGATGTCTACGTTGACGCGTGTGTCGTCTTATCCGGATGTCGCAGTGAATGCATTTCAACATTCTGTGTTTATGAAAATTTAAGGAGGACTTTATTATTCCTGGTTACAAAGACAGTGGGTCCGTTGAGCTAGATTAAGATGGGTGCCAGGGACAGTGAAAGTTGTCTTCACGAATTTCACTGTCCCTGGCACACAAACATTCTTTGTGCCAGGAAAGTATCCCTGGCACATTAAAGCATTTAGTGACACATTTTAACCGTCATAATGGAGTACCAGCTTCAGTGCGGATGTGGGTGTGCGCTGCATACAAAGTCCAAAAAGAAAGACGTTGTCATGGACGTTATCATGCACTGGACACGCTCCCTTGCCTGTGACCTGGTGTGGTACACCACCACGTATCATGGAGGCACAGACTACTGGGCACTCAATGGTCGCTGCTGTGTTTTGTATGTCGACACACGCTACCAGTGCCTGTGTTTTCGATCCGTTGCCTCTGCTCGTCGTTTGGTGGACATGTTGCAACACGAATGTGGCACCCAAACATCGATAAACACTGTCATAAAACGAGTCATGGTGAAAGAGACGTGGTTTAAGGAGGAGCTGGTGGCAGTAAACACTGTGACGATGGTGAGCCCACACGAACGTGCGAATATTCGCGTGCTATGTCTGTGCAGTACCTTGGAAGAACTGTCAGGGACCCAGTCACTGGCCCGACAGATGCAGGTGCTGTATATAACAGAGGTGACTCGACAATCGGTTCGTGATAAAGCAAGCGTGGCAAAGAAACTCTACCGCCAGTTATTGGAGATATTTGTGGAATTAGACCGCGCAGTTCCACCTTCTCCATTACCACTCTTTTCTAAAGTGTGTGTGTCGTGAAGAAAACGACTTTAATAAAATTCTAAAACCTGTAATCTATGTTTATTATTATTATTTATTGAAAACACACACTAAAACACAACGGTGGTGGTAGTTGCCCTTTTCTGCTTTTTGTTTTTGTATTTGTTTGTTCCCCTTTTGGTAGAAGCAGCTGCCACCGACCCCCTCTTTTTCTTTGTTTTGTCGTCAAACACCTCATCGTGCATCCGTTTCGCCGCATTCTTAACATCATTTGCGCGCTTCTCGTCCAGCTTGCGCAGCTCCGCAAAAGAAAGTTGGTCTAGCTCATACCATGTGAGGTCCATCCCAGGCGCCTTTAGAATGGGAGTCTCTCTCCCCGTAAGGTTAGTCAGTCGTACTTCCTGCTTCCTCCGCGCAGACACGGCAAGCGCAACAGCAGCCACACCCGCATTCTCCTCCTGTCGCTGCTCAATGTGCTCCCCAATGTAGTCCAGTGTGGAGTCAATACGAGCCAGCTTGCGGGCCGCGGGGGTAGCACCCACATCCCTTACACCACACGCACGCCTGCGCTCCTCTGCGGTCTCTGCCAGTGTAAACAGTGCGCCCTGCAGAGCGGGGGTTAGAGATACCGATGGTCCACAGTACGCCCGGCACGCAAGACTGTTGGTGGTCGCGTTGTTCTTCTTACAGAAACAGCGCTGGAACACACCACGGTCCTCTTCCACTTGAAAGTAAATGGTGCTGCTGCTGTGGTCACGCTGCACGTTGTGACAGAAAGAGCTTCCCACCCCGTCCACACTACAAATGTACTGTCGGTGATGTGGGAGGTGGCGCAGACGGTGCAGTTTTACCTCTGCATATGCGGCCCCCATGTGGGTCCGGAGAAACTGCTGGATTTGGAAAAACACCTCAGTTTTGCAGTCAATGTCAACAGAGCCACGAAACTTGATTGAGGTGGCACTCTCCGATGCAAACACTGTGTCGGTTGATGTCTTTTCTGTAGTCCGGCGTTTCTTTTTCTGGCTTCGTATTTTGGCTGCCCCAGGGCAAGCGGGTGCGAGCGCTGGGGGTTCATACCCTGGAGTGGGTTGGTATAAGGGGGGGAGCTGGGTGGAGCAGAACTTCACCTTGTACCTATAGTCTTGAATATCCGTGCCCACCATCCTCTCCGTCCGGGTTTCGTCGACACGTCCATCTGCTGTGACCACAACGATAGGCCAGTACTTGCGGTTTTCAGCAAGCATACCGGTCCTCTCGCACAGGTCACATGTGTTGTTAAACCGGCGTCCGTTGTTGGCCATCACACACGCACACGTGCGACACTTATCGTTCCCAATCATGCGCAACCCATTCTCCTTTAGCACACACTCATCGATAACATCGGAGTAGGGGTTGCATGGCCACGGGCGTGCTGGCATGCGCTGCTCTACGTCCTTCAAGCAAGCGTACCGAAGGGAGAGTGCTCTCGGCTTGTCCACGTAAAGAAAGGGCCATATGAGGTGAAACCCGGTCTTAACGCACTGTACCTCCTCTGGCTCCTCGTCCGGTGGGCCAGGCCAGTCTGGCACCTTGCATCGCTTTGGAGCAGCTGCCATAATGACCACAGAAAACATTTTCTCCGCGTCCTCGTCTGAAACCGCTGGGTAAAAGTCCCGCATGATGGTGCTCAGCATGGCCGTGAAGATCTTAATGTCCTCCGTGGAGACTTGCGTCTTCTGGATGAAGTCAATGTCCATGTGCATTCGGAAGACGGGCGTCTTTTTCTCAATTAAAAAAAGTCGTGGCTGTTGGGTGTGGAGTGCGTGTGCGAGTGCGATCAGGAACTCCTGTCGGCGTTCCGGTGGGATGGCGTACTTGCCCATGCCCAGGCTGAAGTGCGTGGCCTTAGACACCGAGTCGTCCGCGCTCAAGCGTGTCTGGTGGAGAATTTGTAGAAGGGCAGAGTCTGGTTGATTGTTCATGGACATTGACTTGATTCAGAATGACCGATCAGGCTCCACCGACTTCTTTTTTAAAGCAGTTAGGAAATTTATTAAGACCCAGGTTACGCGGACTATTTTACAGGAGGGGCGTTATCCTGGAAGGTGTGTCGGTGTCAACTAAACACTGCTTTATGTGTGCTTTAAACGTAAGCTGTGCATAAACTTGAAACATAAATTGAAATAGAAACGTTTATTTTTGAGACAACGTATGTATGTCTTGAGGTTTAGTTATTCCGTATCATCAGAGATACTATTCTTAGGGGCTAGGATCACCTTCAAGTAGGACATGTCCGAGCCCAAGCCATACTTTACGATTAAGGGCATTTCTTTGGCCATGAACAGCTGAACCCGCTCGCGATCCATGCTCTTGAGCATCAGGTCCAAGTAGGTCGTGGAGTACAGCTCGTTGAACTTCTCCACCAGATTATCAAACTTGGTGTTCTCCTCGGTGTCATCCTGCGCGGTGGACAGCGCTCGGATGGTCATCTCCCCGTCTTCACCAATTTCCACTTGAGTGACACTGTGGAAGGTGCGGTCCATCCCCGCACTCTCCGTCTCAATACCAATTGTGAAGAATGTGTGCACTATACCATTCTCGTCAGGATGTGTCGCCTCCAGAATCCCATCGGCATCACGAGTTGCTGGCACCTCAATGGTAAACCGCATGTGGGTCGCCTTCAGGTCACGCGCCGTCTTCACCATGCTCTTTAAGTCCGGCAGCTCAATCTCCACGATATGCTGCGACCCGATCGCATCCATAGGCAGAGCCAACCCACCATCGTCAATGTTGCGCATGCGTGACGTAGTGCAGTTCAACGGGTCTTTGCGATCGTACGAGTGCAGGAAGATGTCCGGGGCGGTCTCCGGGTAACGCACAATCTCCATCATATCACCACTGTCCTTCAGCAGTGTCTTGAGAGTCTCCATGGGTACACAGAAACTTTCTCCCTCTACGCTGCCCTCGCTTTCAATGGTGCACTCGAATCTGGCTTTCACCATGCACACAATGCTGGGGTCCACAGAGTCGACGCATACGCCCTGGAAAGTATCAGTCTTCTCCAGGTAAAAGTTACAGTTAATAAGAATTTCTTTGAGCACACCAATGAAGGTGCGGAAGGTGGCGGCAGCACTAATGCGAATACGCCAGTCAAAGTTTTCATGGTGACGCATACGCTTGCCGGGGCGTCCTGCTTCATGTGACGGCTCAGCAACAACAATTTGTTGGTTGGTGGCAACAGCAGACATAAGACGCAAGTTAAGAAAGTTAAAATGAATTAAACAACAGCGGGGCTGACACGTTGGTAGATGTTGTAAAATATTATGTTTCCAGGTGAAACGTAAAAAGTCGTTTCCAGGACCATTATTTTATACACAAACAACAGACAAACATGTACTTTTTGATTGGAACCATGTTTGCTGTAATGATAGGCTCCTACATGTTGGCTCAATACAACCCTAAGGTTAACCACACGTTTCGGTTCTTGGCGATGGTGGTGAAAATGTTGGTGTTAACTATCGTAGGGTGGGCCCATGCTAGGGGACGGAGGGTGTGGGTGTGGGGACGATGCATCGGTCATTCAGGACCGGTGATGAGGGGACCGTCGGTGGCGGCACCACGCACCACACCAATCATGCGCCGTCCTCTGGAGACACAGCGCAAGTTAGTGGGAAAATTGTCGAACCTAACGCAACAAATCCTTTCCACCACCTCGGACTCCCCGGAATATACAGTGGGGGTTGGTACCTGTGAAGATGACACAACCACACAATAAAAACTATTTTGTCTTGACTTAATACAAACAAAACAACTACCGTCCGTTGCCCGTGTTAATGGATTTCAAAAAAGCACTTCAAGCTACAGCCGGTTTGGCCGGAGTTACTACAGTGGCTGCCATAACCGGTTCCACCTTATTAGGCATGTACCGACAGTCGGTGCAGAACGCACTGGCGGGTAAGGACACTCACAAGGTGAAGAAGTGGGCAGGCGACGCCGCGTACGGGCTCTTTATTTCGTCCACAACACTTATCACCTTTATTTTCATCTACCTTGCTGCGCTCCCCACCCAGCTGGACTTTAGCGTGTCAAAGCTGGCCACAGTAAACGTTGGGCCGTTCAACCACGTGTCCTCCTTATAAATCACCTCATGTTCCCGTATTTGATGCATGCAGCTGCTTTTGGAGCTTTGTGATTTGGGTTTGTAGATGGTGTACCTGACGCTTGATTGGTTCGCCCGTCAACTGCCCACCCCCAAACCCAAACATAAAGTACATAACACCGTAGGTTAAGAACGCGCTCACAAACGATAAAGCCATAGTAATAGCAAAGTTGATGCCCTCATCAAAATTCTCACGGTCCATGAGTGGATTAAGGATGAAACGCACCTCCACGGTGACTGCGGTGCTAATACCAGCAACAATGGCGTTAAGTACAAACGCTTTCCAGTACGTGGTTTCTTTGAACGTGGGGACAATACCCCTCCACATGCGTTTTGTCGTCGACATTCGTTTATAGTTTTAGTTTGCACCAATAATTTATTCTTCGTGGAAGTTGACATCCACTGAATTGAAGTAAAATTTATCATTGCTCTTACACTGCACCTCCCAAATCGACGCACTTGTGGATATGTTGGCCAGTGTCGGAAAGGTCATCAGCGTTGGTGTTAAATTTGTGATGTTAGTGATCTCGCTGATGACCATGTTATTTGAGGCATCATAAAGACGAATGCTACCAGGCTTGTTAATTTTTTCAATGGACACAATTGCTCTCGCGCCTGTAGGAGCACCGGAAACGCTGCTGCCGTCGAATATTGTACGCGCTACCACGGTGTAAGTAGATGAGTCAACTTTCTCACTACCGGAAGTGCCCACTGACACCATGGACATGTGTGGCCTCAACCCAAAAAAATCTAGTTTTTTGCCTTTTCGGTAAAGGTCGCCACTTACGTTCAGTGATCCTGCGCTGCCTGTACCTGCTTGAATGTCCAATCCGTAGGACGGGGTGACCGTTCCAAGACCCACTTTTCCATCTGGTGTTATGTGGATTAAGTTGCTACCCGCACTCGTCTCCAGGTGGAAGGGCACTGACCCAGTGTTACCACCAACCGAAGCATAAATACCATTATTTGCTGCACCCCCCGTAACGCTCACTAAGTAGCCGGACTGCACAGTGCCACCCACCGCCAGAACAGGTGCGCCCACGTTCCCAGTAGCGTCTACGGTTAACAGTGAGTTGTTAATAGAAAACTCGGTGGCAGAGGAGATTCGCGGCACTGCATTTTCGACCGGCAGTGTGGTCGCCACCATTCGTAGGTAAGGGGTGGGGTAGAAAGACATCGGTTTACACTACTTTTATTTGGCACTAATAAAATAGTTCCACAATCCCGACAAACGTCTTCGCAGCTGCGCTGTTGTTGGTGTACTTAATGCGCACTATGGTGCCAGTGGGTATGTAGGAACTCCCTATGGTGGTGTCACCTAGTTTGTAGGTGTATGGTCCTTGGAGGTAAAAGTCCTTAATAAAGTACACAGTCTGCTGCACGTACGTAGGGGTAGCGGCCGCGAAGGCTGTTGGGCAAGCCGTTTCCACTGTGACCTGACCCGCACCCGGATTAACGTTGACTACGACCCCCAACACTTCTGTATTAATACCGTCTGTCAACGTCAGCTCGTATCCCACTCGAATGAAGTCGGTCACGGTGGATGACACGTTAAGTATAGTATCGTTCACTGCCACATCTGAGGTGAGAATACCAACTGTCGTGTTAGGGGCAATTGCCAATGTGACAGTGTCTCCGATGTTTTCAGCGGAGGTGTGAAATTGAATGGCCAGTGCATTAGCAGGGAACAGCCACGCCCTGTCGTCCTGGACAGTATCGTTTCCAACCATTGTGAGCTTCCGTGTTTCGGCACGATAAGAGCCACCTGTCGGTATTATCTCTTGCGTAATAATCACATCCTTACTCTCGACTTTTGAGACAATAACGGTGGCACTGCTTGTAATGGTGTGGCTATTATTGTTAGGGCACGTTGTGGGCTCAACGGTGCCCCACACGTACTGGTACTCACTCTCCGTAACACAGTATACCCGGTATTGATTAACAACTGTAGCCATTGGAGTGTATTTTGTATATTAATCTGATTTTATTTCGTTCAATTTTTGCAAACGCGGGCGTTCATGGAAAGAGCTGCTTCTCGTCGGCGCACTGTTGGTATGGTATCACGTTCTGGATTGGTAGTGTGTATTGTTACTGTTGTTAGCGATACGAATATGAGCTTGACATCCATTGGCGACTTTGAGAAAGGGTCGACACTCCGAACTCGTCACCACCACTGCCTATCGCTAAAGTAAGTTCGGGGTGTGTAAAAAATTTGATACATGTGGAGTTAATCAGACAAACGACTATGTGGCTGTTGCTGGTGCTGTCCCCCTTGTTTTGTGTGTGGATGCTGTTCCTGGCGTGGGCTTGCGACCCTCAACCCCGTGGGTTTCGCCCCCACCACAAAGTTGTGCTTACAGACCCTGAAGTTCGCTGGGTGCGAGAACGATTTTTGTACCGCAAACTACCGGCCACAATTGATGTGATTGTAATTGGCTCAGGCATCTCTTCTCTTGCATGTGCAAGTGCGCTTGCACAGACCGGGAAGCGCGTGGTGGTCCTAGAGCAGCACTTCATCGCAGGTGGCTCAACTCACGCGTTTCAAGACAAGGGGTTTGAGTTTGACACTGGTGTGCACTACGTTGGGAACGTGGCAAAGTTGAGCCAGACTCTAGATGTTCTGACAGACAAGCCACTGGAGTGGGACAAACTTGGTGGAGAAACTGGCACTGGAGTCTACGATGAGATCCACGTTGGCAACCGCCGCTACAGGTTGTGTGCCGGTGAAGCTGCGTTTATCGCTGAAATGGTTCACCATTTCCCCCTGGAGCGGGGTGCAGTGGAGGCATACTTAAAGCAGGTGAAGATCACCGCCAAAAACAAGCGCTACTTTGAACTCAAGGCGCTTCCCCGGTGGATAAGATGGCTTTTAAGAGAACTGGGGCGTTGTAACTTTGAAGATCTCAATACCACGACCTTAGACATGATGCACGAGTTTACCCAAAATGAGGAGCTCATCGCCGCACTGTGCGGACAGTTTGGAGACTGTGGGCCCACCCCGTCCAAAAGTTCGTGGTACATGCACGCGGCAGTGGTGAACCACTACTTGGACGGTGGGTACTACGTGAGGGGCGGCTGTGGCGAGATCGCCAAGCGGCTTGTGGGCAAAATTAAGGCACATGGTGGTATTGTGCTTACAGGCAAGGCGGTAACACAGATCCGGCGATGTGGTAGTGGCGTCATGGGTGTAGAGATGGAGACAGGAGAATTCATCCCCTGTTCCACGATTGTGTCTGGGGTTGGCGCTGTCAATACGTACCACCACCTTCTTCCTCACGCCCCCCATGATCTCCTCCACCGTATGCGCGGGGTCGGGAACTCATGCACATACATCTACCTATTCGTGGGTCTCGCCGGCGACAGTCGAGAACTGGGTCTGCCAAGCTACAACATCTGGAACTGGCCAGACAAAGACTACGACGCCATGCTTGAAAAGTTCATGGCAAACCCACTACAACACGGTACCGACATCCCGTACTTTATGAGTTTCCCAAGTGCCAAGGACTCCACCTGGAGCCAGCGCCACCCCGGTAAAAGCACCGCCATTGTGTTGATAATGGCGGACCAGAGCTGGTTTGAGGAGTGGAATGATACCAAGCAAGGCCACAGGGGTGAGGAGTATGAGGCCAAGAAAACCCAGTTCAAAGATCGTATCCTGAACGACGCGCTGTTAAAGCGCTTCCCACACTTGGAAGGTAAGGTTCAGTACGTGGAAGTGGGGAGTCCTCTGTCAGTGAAGCACTATCTAGGGTCGTCCACGGGAGAGTGCTACGGCTTGGAGTGTACGCCTGGCGACCGCTTTCACAAGGACGACTGGTTGCTGCCTCAAACACCAATCCATGGTCTGTTCCTCACCGGCCAAGACGTGACAACGCTGGGCTTTTCTTCCGCCCTGTCTGCCGGGGTGCTCACCGCCTCTGTGGTTCAGGGATACCCGTGCTTCACCGACATGTTGACTGGGCGATCACTGATGGGAGACCTTCGCGCCATGCAGCAGTGCCATAACGCGGAGGCACGGCCGCATGCAAATAAAGTTTGCTAACGTTTATTATTACAATTATTACAATTATAAACTGGAGACAGTGTTTATTCTGCAATGGTGGTGGTCACTCGGCAGAGCCGAACACACACGCACGCGCTAAAAACTTGTTTCCACACTTTCACCTGGGTGTATATGCCTGGAAAGAGTCACCACACCACACCAAAAAACTATTATTAAAATATAAAGACTCACAACACCCTTTACTCTTTTTTTGTCTATCACCCATAGAAACCCCAAAGTGATGCTTTACCGATACGACCTAAAGTACGATACCCGCTTCAATCCTCCTAAACCAATGTATGTCCCCCATCAAAACCCGGGACGTGCCATGGTTGCCGCTCAAGTGCAGCAGTCCTATGGAATTGGTGTCGCTGGGCTTGTTATCGCCATCATCGCAGTTATTCTGGCGGCTGTGGCGGGCGGTATGTACTGGAACGACTGTTACAACAACAAAGACAACGACACATCCAAGTAAAGTTTGAAAACTTTTTCTAACAGTGTACATGTAAACACCATGGTGGCATCATCCATCGACTCCGTGTACAGCCTCAACGTCGCCTCTTTGGTGGTGTCTATCTTCGCTCTTGGGTGGGTAGTCATCTTTGCTGGCTCTTACTGGAGCGACAAGTACGGTAGTAGTGGTGGTGGTGACAAGTACGACCACTGCATGGATGGGCCTGCGTACTGGTGCGCCAGCCGGGGACACTATCGACGGT